CGTGGACTAATAACGCTAATTTTTCACCGTCATAGCTATTGTCACCCGTATTCTTCCAGTCAATCGTTGTATCTAATCCCATCAACTCTTCTAACTTCTCTTTACTTTGAATCTTACGTCTAGTAAACTTTGAAGCTGGAACCCTATAAGCTAACTCGCTTTTAGGTCTATCCATACCATCTTGAATCGGTTTGAAGAAGAAAGGATAGTTTATAGATATAGGTACAACCTTATCTGTAAACATCTTTTTAGCATCAGCACCACTCTTTGATAGTATTCCATATCTACTATCACTTGATATTGTAGCGAGATTAACTGTTTCCGCAGAACTCATAAAAGAAAATCCTGAACGTCTATTCTTAAGATAGCACATTCCGTAGCATCTTTTATCAGCTTTACACGCCTCCCAAAATATAAAGAACAATCTGTTGGCCTCTCTAAAATCTGGAGCACCAACATCAATCTTACTCCATTGTAGATACATATAGTGTGTTCCAACTATATAAGTATCTATTCCATTATTTTTAAACCAGAAGCCCTCATCTCTTCTCTTGAACTCTTCATCAATATAATCGTGCCACTGATCTTTTCTTTCTTCTGGATAATCTCTCCAATCAAATATACTTTTAAGCTTAGATAACTCTTTTGGATATTCTATCCTCTGCCACTTGTTTAGCTTTGTTTCGTACACTTGCACTGGCACTTTTGGCAAAGCAACTCGCAAGTTTTGGATTTCATATATTTCGCCAATTTGACCAGTTTTTGATATAACGATAATATCATGTTCTTTATTGTATCCATATTTCCACTTTTTACCCTTATTCATACGACTAATCGTCGTACGTTTCACAGGTTCGATTATCTTATATAAACTTTGCTCGTAACTCATTTCGATCTGCCTTCCGCGAAGCCTTTAAATACTCTGTCTTCTTTCTTTTCAGGTGTCTTTCCTTCCAGAAGATTTTCTTCTTCTTGGATACGGTTGAGAATTTCGAATGCATCAAATATAGCTAGTTTTTTAGTAGCCGCAGCATTCTTCAGTCTATCTGCCGTTATATCGTCACCACTATCAACTATAGCTTCTTTTGCAACTTTAATAAGTTCTTCAACCGCCTTATGCCCAGCTTGGATTATACACTTCTTCGTCTCCTTGATATTCATATTTGATTGTAATAAATTTAGATAGTGCTCTGTACATTCTTACTCCTTCGACAACAAACTCGTAGGTTGACACGGGATCAAACCCAACTAAGTCGCCAACTTCTGTTACCCCGTCAGAATACTTAACAACTCCAAGCAAAGGTCTCTCTGACTCAACATTGAATTGATCAACTGCTTTTAATGGTTGAACAAAACAATATCCAGGTAGAGTTTTCCAATCATCGTTTCTTTTGTATAGAAATATTTGATCTTCTTGGATTATATATTGATTATCTTTGAAGTAGCTTTTACTGTTTCTCTCAACACCTTTGACGTCGTGCCATCTTCGAAAAACATTATGATGAACCAGGACGGTATCACCCTCTCTAATATCAGTATTGTTTATTCTAGGAGCACTAAGCACTATAGCCTCTCTATTTACATACTGATGATTGAAGACTTCGGTATTAACCACTAGATCAACATTGCCAACTTTAACGGTGTTATTATATCTTTCGCCTTTTGGCTCAATTACAAAACCGTATATACTCTTCATTAGTATTGTAAGTTATATTCAACGGATACCGCCATGTTCTTATTAAAGTCTTTCCAAGGAAGAACGTCGTTGCCTTTTTTAATGTAGACAGAGAATTTAGTTTCTTCCTCTATAATGTCGCAGATAGTATGACCGCCATACACTTCTTGCCCCACGGCATAGTGCATAGCGTCATTCTTATAATCTTTACCTACACTAATCTTTCTTATCAGCTTCGACATCTTCTTCGTATTTTATAGAGCCGTCTTGAATGTTTACGTTTGTAGTACCGTAATCTTTCTCAAACTCTTGTTGAAGCTCTTGTAATAAGCTTTGCATTTCATTAACAGCGTGTAGTAAACTATGCTTCTGCATTTCAATAGCTCCTAGCTCTACTTTAGTTCTGTTAATTCCACTAACAGCTTTCTGCATACGCTCTAGCTGTTGATCTGTAATTTTTTCCGCACGGGGTTTTAAGTCCACCGTTTTCGGGGTCTTTCTCTTTGCCATAATTTAATTTAATTTAATTTGATTAATTTGTTTAATATCCTACGTAAGCAATACACGAACCAGAGTCAAGTAATATACTTGTCCATCTACCATATATAGTAACTCCTTTTGGGAATGTTACACCATCGGTCACAGCGCCACCGTCAGCGTCGATACCAGTTGAGGCCACGGTGTCGTTTGGAAACATAGTGTTATCGTCTGATGTTAAGCCAGCGTTATCGAACACCGTATCTGCTAAGAATGTTATAGCTACAAAAACTTTATCTATTCTATTTACGTTACTTGCTGGTGTACTGTCCGAGTCACGACCACCTATAAGAGTAACAGCATTAGTTGTTCCAGTTATAAGTATTGATCCCATTTGTCCGAAGCCATAAGCGATCTCTGTTGAATTTACTGCCATAATTTTATTTTTTTACTTTTTCAAGGCTTCGTCCTCCGAAATATGCCCCGATTACTGTTATTAATACTAGTTGAAGAAGGTCTACATACGAGTCCTTCACATTAAAGTTAATTGCACCAGCATCAATAAATATTAATAGCATCGTGCATACTATTAAGAATATAAGCGTCATTGGACGTACATTCTTCGAAAGCCATGAATCTGACTTTAAATCTGCTTCCCAACGAGATGTGATGTTCTTTTCCATCTCAACCTCATAGTTAGCGATTAATTCTTTTATTTTTCTTTCAGCCTCGAGCTTCTCTTCTTTAGATGTAGTTAAGTTATCTAAAACTCCACCTACACTCTTGACAAGCTCTCCAGCTCCACCTGAGAATATTTTAGTTAATACACTCATTTAGATTTTACTTTTTCAAACGAACTAATTCCAAAACATCCCAATGTAACCCATACAAACGAATTGTAAACAACTTCATTTATAATTAAATCTTTATCAGCTAGAACGCTAGTACCGAGGTCGGCTACAGCAAATAATACCATAACCACAAACGAAGCAAATCCTACCACGTTCTTTTCGTTAATCTCGTTTTTATCTTTAAATAAACTCCACATATTAAATCTTGTTTGCCTCCCAAGGAAGACGTTTATCACCCTCTACCAATCTTTCACCAGTGTGTGGGTTTGTTATAAATCCGTTATTTCTCTCCCACGTTTCACCGTAAAAATAAACAGCATTGTCATCATAGGTTTCTGTACCTAGTTTCATAGCTGTAATGTGTTGCATTTCATGGACCATAGCTTGATGTAGCATTGGGTCATCTGGGTGTATATCTTTACTTATGTAAATAGATCCATCCATATTAGCTTCAGCTAGAATGCCATCACCTAGATCTTTTTTAAACACAGGTGTTCCAGGGATAGCTTCGTTTTCAGTTCTAAATTTGAACTTACTTTTGATGTTACCACCTTCAGCTTGTAAACCCTTTTCTCTACCTAGTTTAAACGCCATTATCTATTTGGGTCTTTAATCATATCGTCAATCGCCTTGTTATAGACTTTATCAGTATATGATTTGTTGTCGTAGAATACGCTTCGATCTGAAGTTGGTAGATCTTCGTCTCCCAATAAGATTCTATATATCCTACTTATAAGTTGGCTGCATTTGAACGAGGTTTTATATACGCTATATTTTATCGTCGTGCGATTTCTATGTCTCCAAACCTCAATCCAGCCTTTACTACGGAGTCTCTCCCAACGGGCTTTGTCCCACGAATAAGTGTAGACTCCTTCAATAAATTCATTTCTTGTAAACCGTCCTTTGCAATCTAAATAAATTAGTAATTCAAGATCGGCATCATTAATCCCGTAAGTCTTACAGGCCCACTTTCGTGTGAGCCTGTAGTACTTAAGGATTTGTAATTCACGTAAATCGTGACTAGTTAATCTCAACTATTATGTATCTAGTGTAGTTGCGATTGAAGCTATTGTCGGAGAACAGAATGTGCCAGTAACATCATCCGCTATCTCGATAAAACCATCTGAATGAGTTGCGTTGATAGTTGATAAAATATCATGCATACAAGCTTTCTCAGTATCAGCTGTAACTAGTGTTATAGTAACAATGTCTTTAAGACCACCAGCTGTAGCATTCAACTCGTTGTTACCAGGTAAAAAGGTCATGACAACAGTGGTACCGTTAACGGTTTCCATTTTTGTCATTCGAGAAACTGGAACACAAAAAGTAGTGTCAGCAGCATCTCTAAAATAAAGCATTTTTTCCATTTTTCTTTTTTTTTATGGATTAATAAATAATTTGTTTGTGATTTCGTGTTTAAGGATTGTGGGTTAAGGTTTGTGTTTAATCTACATAAGTAGTTATTACATACTTTACTTGATAATAAACTTATTCTACTAAAACTACATCGCGTCCACGAATCACTTGATACATCGTATCTTTCCAGGTGATTCCATGACCTGCGTGTTTATCGTAATGTACCACATCTCCATCTTTCAATCCTTCAATTAAGTTTCCTGTAGAAATAATAGTAGCTTTGACATACCTGTTATCTTCGTCTAGATTTTCAGTTAGGATTAACCCACCGATTTTTTTAGGTCCTATCTTTTCTTTATCTACTACAATATAGTCGTTAACTGCTTTCATTTGTACGCATATTTGAGATTACACAATCTGCAGAGATAATAGTTGAAACGACACTAACTGCATTTTTCAGCGCCGATTTTGTAACCAAAACCGGATCTACTATCCCAGCTTTAACCATATCAATCCTTTCACCAGTTATAGCGTCTCTACCATAACCTTCGTGATCGACAGTGTCTGCCATGATAGTTATACCTGCATTAGCTAGTATAGTGTGGAAAGGAGACCTAATAGATTCAAGTAGGATCTTTTCACCCTCGTTAGAGGGTTCGATTTTTTGAGAAGCGTTAAGCAATGCTACGCCACCGCCTGGAATAATCCCTTCTTTTAAAGCAGCTTTAGTAGCATAGATAGCATCTTCAACTCGATCCTTCTTTTCTTTAAGCTCAACCTTAGAATCAGCACCCACACGTACGATACCTACAGAGCCTGATAGCATGGCTAATCTTTGCTCTAACTTCTTTTTAATAAAACCGTTCTTTTCATCAGCAATCTTCTTAACAACTTCATCTATCCTTTCTTCGATAGCCTCATTCATTTCTTCTAACGTGATAACAGTACTCTTGTCATCTGTAGTAGCAAATTCAGCCTCTCCTAAGTGATCAATGCTAATAAGGTCAAGATCATCACCAAGCTCTTCGTTAATTAC